ATTGGAATCAGAGGCTACAACTGAAATAGAGCAAGCAGATATTGAATCACCTGAAGGCGAGGTAGAAAATACCGAGGAAACAGATGAAGATATTGAAGGCAAGAAAAAAGCTAAATCTGAAAAGACGCAGCGAAGAATAAACAAGCTTACGCGGAGAGCTAAAGAAGCAGAGGAAAAAGCGGCAGCACTCGAGCAGGAAATGTCGCAATACAAACAAGTAAAGGAGCCTCAATTAGAAGATTTTGATTCTATTGATGACTTCGCTAATGCAAAAGTGGAATATTTGAGCAAAGAGAAATCAGCGCCCACTCCCACACCAGCAGAAGGCGGACGAGATTATCAAGATATATTTAGTCGTGGCACTGAGCAGTACAAGGATTTTACTGAGAAGGTACAAGCACCTGAATTACCTATGTCGCCTGACATGGCAGATACAATTTCAGAGTGTGACAATGATATAGATATATTTTATCATTTAGCCAATAATCCAGTAGAAGCCGAACGTATAGCCTTGTTGGATACTCGTAGTATGGCGCGTGAAATTGGAAAACTAGATGCAAGCATTAAAAAGCCTGCGACTAAAACAAGCCAAGCCCCAAAACCTGTTTCGTCTTTAAAGGCTGGATCAGATGTAGGCGGTAAAGAAACGCAAGCCCAGTGGGTTGCTCGTCGAAATAAAGAACGGGCCGCACAGGGTAAAATTTAAAATACTAGGAGATTAGCATGGCTAATACAAACTTAACTATTGATATGGTGACACAGGAAGCAGCTCGCGTTCTTGTTAACCAATTGGGCTTTGCCCGTACTATTGACCGTGAATACGATGATTCTTTCGGGAATTCAGGCGCTAAAATTGGTCAATCCATTCGTCTACGTAAGCCACCTCGCTATAAAGCGGTTGATGGTGCTACATTAGGCACAAACCGTGATTCTGTTGAAGAACAGTCTACACTCACTCTAACTAATCAAGTTCATGTTCCATTAGAGTTCAGCTCTAAAGAAATGACGCTTGATATTGATGATTTTTCAGATCGTTATATCGTACCCGCAGCAGCACAACTGGCTAATAAGGTAGACCGTGTAGGTTTAGAGCTTTATTCAAGTATTGCAAATGCAACAGGTACGCCAGGCACAACTCCTGCTACAGCAGCCGCTATTTTAGATGCAGGCGTAAAACTGGATGAAAACTCAACTCCCCGTGATGGTCAACGTTGTTTAGGTGTTGATCCATATGCTAATGCTGCACTGGTTGATGGCTTGAAAGGTCTATTTAATGACTCTTCAATTGTTGGCGACCAGTACCGTAAAGGTTCAATGGGGATGGATACATTAGGTTTCAAAGAAATCTACATGGATCAAAACGTTGTTAAGCATACTTGCGGTGATTTTGCAGGTACAGTTCTGATAGATGATGCGTCTATTGCTGAAGGTGATACGACTATTCACATGGATGCGTTTACCTCAACGGCTCCCGCTCCTGCGGCTGGTGATGTATTTACTATTGCGGGCGTTAATGGCGTTAATCGTCAAAACTACGAGTCTACAGGTCAATTGCAGCAATTCGTTGTTGTTTCAGTTGCTAATGCTGCTACGAATGAATGTGATGTTACATTCTACCCAGCGATTAAAGCATCATCTACTGACCCACAGCAAACTGTTACAGCACTACCCGCTGATAATGCGGCTGTTACATGGTTAGGCACTTCGGCTACTGCATATCCTCAAAACATGGCGTATCATAAAGATGCGTTTGTATTAGGATGCGCTGATCTGGTTATGCCTAAAGGTGTTGATATGGCTGCACGAGCTGTACAAGATGATATTTCGGTTCGTATCGTTCAAGACTACGATATTACTGAAGATAGATTCTTAGGTCGTTTAGATATTCTATTCGGCTATTCAGTTCGTTACCCAGAGCTTGCATCGCGCATGTATGGCTAATCTTAAACTAGGAGGGCTTCGGCTCTCCTTTTTTGGAGTTAAAAATGAAAGCTACACACGCAATGTGCATGTATCACAAAGATTTCCCATTAGGTGATATTTTCCTTAAAGGTGAAGAAATACCTGATGGATGGGTTGACCATCCTTCTAAAGCAAATGAAAAGAAAGCAGTTAAGCCTAAAACAAAGAAAGCTAAGAAAGAGGACGAATAATGGCTGATGTACGCGATCTAGTAAAAGGCGCTCTACGCTCAATAGGTCGTGTGGGTCGTGGTAAGCCTATGAGTGCTGAAGCTGGCGCAGATGGTTTAGAGATATTAAACCAGATGTTAAGCTATTGGGCTACTGAGTCTCTAATGGTTCCAGTTAGAACAACTGAGGCATTTACTTACCCTTCACAAAAAAGTACTTACACAATAGGCGTAGGCGGTGATCTTGATACTGTGCAGCCTATCCAAATAGTAGCGGCTTTTCATCGAGATAATGGTACTGACTTTCCAATGAAGTCTATGTCATTAAAACAATTTAATGCTATTCGTGTTAAAGCTATAAGCACTTATCCGACTAGATATTATTTCTCACCTGGATTGGCTTTAGGTGAAATATCCTTTGATTACGAGCCTTCAACAAGCTACCAATTACACTTAACCACATTAAAAGCATTAACGGCCTTCACTAGCCTTAATGATGCAGTAACATTGCCTGCTGGATGGGAGTTTGCAATACGCACTAATTTAGCAGTTGCGTTAGCTTCTGATTACGGCATGGCAGCAAGTCAGAGTGTTCAAATAGATGCAATGAATTCAAAAAAATCAATTAAACGAATTGCCAAAGCCAATAGAGAAGAAACGCTAGTAATGGATAGTGGTTTAACTCATGGTAATTCATTCGATATACTATCAGGTGGATTTAGATAATGAGTATTAGCTATACAGGGTCACAGGTACAGGTATTTGATGATAATGGTGATCCAGTATCGGGCGCACTAATTAACTTCTATGAGCCTGGCACAACCACACGTAAAGACACCTACACTGATTCTTCTAATGGGACTGTTAACGCTAACCCAGTTGTTTGTGATGCCAATGGGCGTGCTGAAATATGGTATGACGGTGCTTATAAAGTAATTACTACTGATAGCTCTGCTGTTCAAATAGGAGATACAATTGATAACTTTAATTCAGATTCAACTAGCTCAAGTTCAAATGGAGTACTGGTTACTAATGGCAGCTTTGAATTAGATACAATTACAACAGGCCAGCCTGACAATTGGACTGTTACACCGACAACAAATGGCGTCATAGCGATTGATTCGACAGATCAAATACATGGATTGAATTCACTTAAAATACAGGGAACAGACGCAGGTGGTGGCGGTAGTGTAACTAGTAATAAATTTGACGTATTGGGCGGTGGCGATTTATTCGTTAGATTTTCTTATAAATCAAGCGCTGTTGATACTTTAAATAAAGTAGATATAAAGTATTATGATTCTTCTGGCGCTGTTGTCTCAACAACTACAGCCTATACAGAGGGGGCTGCAAATCCTTCATCATATACATTGATTGTTAGGCAAGTAACTAATCCAGCTACAGCAGTACAGGCGGAAGTTATCATAACAGGTTTGGACTCTTCCGGTACAACCACAACAGGCACATCAAATTTTGATGCTGTTTCTGTTGATTATGTACCAGGAAACACTAAAGCAATTAATGATTATGATTACCCGTCAGGAACTGAGTTGTCATTAGAAGGTGTAGAGATTAAACAAGCAGTAATGAATGCAATATTTTATATTGGCTATATTCACTACTCAGCAGTATCTACTGACCCTAACACATTGTTTGGCGTAGGAACTTGGACAAGAATCGGTACAGGTACAACGCTGATAGATTCAGGCGCAGGATATACAGCAGGATCAACTTATGGAGCTAATAATGCTCCTGTTCATAATCATGCAGCTGGAACTTTGTCAGCGTCAGCTTCTGGAAACACTAATTTATTTCAAGATTTAGCCCCAAACACAACTGCTCCTGGTAATGATAGTTCTCACACCCATAGTGTGACCGGCAATACAGCTAATAACGTAGCTGTTACTAATGATAATATGCAGTTATCACTAGCCGCTTACATATGGCAGCGAACATCTTAATATGAGAAAGCCGATTCCATTCATATCAAA